AAAGCTGTTTTAGGGCACAACTTGTTAAAGATTTAAAACAGATGCCGTACCCATTACCCGTATCGTGGATGCATTTAGAGGGTACTGATGAGTGTGTGAAGGAAAGGTGGAAAGAATGAGACCGATTGACGCAGATAAGATACCTTATGTTGAAGCCGTGAAGGATACTCTTGAACCTTCTGGCGAGTTTTATGCAAGACGCGAAGATATACGCGCTATGCCTACCATTAAGCCGGAACTGCGTTGGATACCGTGCAGTGAGAGGTTGCCAGAAGATAGCCAATTTGTGCTAATGACAATACGAAGGATGGATGAACACTATAATCATGAACCCTTTATATCTGTTGGCTATATTACGTGGAATCAATCACTATGGTGGTGCGCTCATGACGGAGATTGCGAACCAAACAATGTCAGAGTAGACGCATGGATGCCACTACCAGAACCATACACAAAAAGGCGGGAAGAATGATACCAAGAAGCTATGAGTGCATCGGCCAGATGTCCATCGCAGACCTGACTCCGGCAGACCCGCCATGTTACACATGCCAGCACGCCCTGATCCGGGGAGTGTTCAGACTGTGCGGGATGGGTCGGAACGGATACCGGCGAAAAGGTGAGTGGGTAGAGTGTGAGGAGTATAGGAGGGCGGAAGATGAATGACGCAGCAATCGTCAGGGCGCTGAAGGACATCAGCGCTGAACTTAGGCGGATACGGAAGGAACTGCAGCGGATTGCACCGATCAGAAATGAGGTGCCGGATTTAGAAACCTACATGGAAAAGTTGGAGGACGATAGGAAGTGAAAAAGATATTTGAACGCTACCAAGTAGAAGCAGCGGCACACGAAGACGGAAAGGTTTATCTGAGCCTTGAGGAGATCTTAGGCATCATTAAGCGCAAAGAGTGGAGCATGAAGGTAGTGCTTGATCCGGGCGCCTATGTACCAGAAAGAGCGCACGACACAGACGCAGGTTACGATTTACGGACCCCGCATAGGATTTATCTGCAGTCGCATAGCAGCGCGATCATTGACACAGGCGTGCATATCGAACTGCCGCCGGGCAAATGTGCGGTAGTCGTCAGCAAGAGCGGGCTTAATGTTAAGCACGACATTACCAGCACCGGGCTGATCGACGAAGGCTTTACCGGAACGATTGTGATAAAACTGTACAATCACGGTGACAGGCCGCACATCTTCGATCCGGGGGATAAGATAAGCCAGTTCTACATCACGGACTACTACGGCCCGGAAGTGATCGTAACAGACAAGCTTGCACACACGGAGAGGGGTGACGCCGGCTATGGATCCACGGGGAAGTGAGTTAAGCGATATGGGCGTTGTACTTCTGGCTGATGCGATCGTGCGGCGCATGGCTATGGATTTATGGAGCCTATCCGGTAAGTCAGAGAGGAAGCCGCATCGTCATGTGGTCTGGATTCCCGGCCCTGACGGAAAGGCCATCAAACAAAAGGAAAGTGATGAAGAGTACGGCATCCGGTGTGCACAGGCTGACGCGGAAAGAGAAAAGGAACGGCGGGAACTTGAACACTGGTTCCGCACGCCATACGCTAAGCTACTGCTTGGGTGTTGCGCGGATTGCTTGGTGCGGGACACAGGCAACGTTGACGCGGTTATAATGACGATCAAACGGAAGCGGCGCGAGGGCGTGAAGCTGTTTAACATGGATGAAGGGCAGCGGCGGATGTACTACCGGAGACAGGCTAAGAGGTTGAAAGGCTAATGTATTATATACGGCGATACGAGCGGGCAAAAAGCAAATACCTGACGGCGCAGAACGCATACCGGAACGCGGTAGATAAGAAAGAGTGTCTATTCCAGCGCACACAGCCGCAGGCGATACAGATCAAGGCCGATCCGGTTATGGGTTCGGGGGACAGCAATCCGCTGGAACAGTACATGATCGAGAAGGACAGGCTGCAGATTGATACAGTCATAACCGAGGCGTGGGAACTGTTGAGGGAGCGGGAGCGTATTCTGGCTGTAGCCGAAAGAGATCTACGCGGATCTATTGGATTGTTTGACCGGATATATGTAGCGCGGTATCTGGACGGCTTAGAGGTAGATCATATAGCAAAGCGGCTGCACTACTCGCGGAGTCAGGTATACAGGATCCTTGAGCGGATAGCCGGAAAAGATGCGACAAAATGCGACTAATCCCGTGTTAGAATGTAAGCGTGAAGGACTGTGATACAGTTCTGTACAACGTCAGGGGCGTCACTGGAAACGGTGGCGCTCTTGTTATGTGGGGAAATATGAGAGAGTTCGCAGAAGGATTTTACAAGTCAGCAACATGGCAGAACTGTCGGAACGCATACGCGGCAAGCAAGCACTGGCTGTGTGAGGTCTGTCTTGCAAAGGGTCGGTATGTACCGGGCGAGATAGTGCACCATAAGATACATATCACGCCTGAGAATATTACGAAACCAGAAATAACTTTATCGTGGGACAATCTTCAGCTTTTATGCAGAGATTGTCACGCTGATATGCACAAGCCGGCGAAAAGATACACAGTTGACGAATTGGGGCGCGTGAGCGCGAGGGAATAGCCCCCCTATTGTTTGAAAATTTTAAAATTTAACAAGACCGGTGGGCTGACCGAGATTCCGCAAAAACCGAGAGATACCGCTTTTATGGCCCGGAGAAGACCAGAAAAACAAAAAGATAACTGGATTTACACATATTATCAGGGGATAAAGAACGGCACCTACCTTGTGGGCCGCTTTATCACGCTTTTATATGAGTATCTGGTAACAGGACTGCAGGAAAAGCAGTTCTTTTTTGATGGCAGTAAGGCAAATGCCGCTATTGAGTGGATAGAGACGCACTGCTTCCACACCGAGGGTCCGCTTGCTCCCGGTCCGTTGAAACTGGAGGTCTGGCAGAAGGCGATGGTCTCCGTTATCTTCGGGATCGTGGACGAAACCGGCAACCGGCAGTTCCGCGAGGTCTTTCTGGTAGTTGCCCGAAAAAATGGTAAGTCCCTGATGGCTTCGGCAATCGGGAAGTACACATGGCAGGTTGATGGCGGCTATGGTGCGAGGGTGTTTTGCATCGCGCCCAAATTTGACCAGGCTGACATCATCTACAACTGCATCTGGCAGATGACACAGCTTGATCCTGAATGGAAAGAGCTGAAAGAATCCACTGCAGAGCGTGACGCTCACAACAAGAAGATCGTGGACGACTCCATGCTTGCCAGGCATCGCCAGTCTGATCTGGCAATACCAGGCACCAACAGCACGGTCAAAAAGATTGCTTTTAACAGCAAATCATCGGACGGATTCAATCCTTCCCTGACGATCTGCGACGAGGTCGCGGCGTGGCAGGGCGACAAAGGCATGAAGCAGTATGAAGTCATGAAGTCCGGTATGGGCGCCAGACCTGACGGCCTGCTGCTTTCTTGTACTACTTCGGGCTATGTTAACGATGGAATTTATGATGAACTCATGAAGCGCTCTACACGCTTCCTGCTTGGAGAGTCCAAAGAAAGGCGCCTGCTGCCGATCCTGTACATGATCGACGATATCGACAAATGGGATGATATCAATGAGCTGCGGAAGAGCAACCCAAATCTGGGCGTGTCAGTTTCGGTTGATTACCTGATCGAAGAAATAGCCGTTGCAGAGGGATCGCTGAGCAAAAAGGCGGAGTTCATCGTAAAGTATGCGAACCTGAAGCAGAACAGTTCCCTGGCATGGCTTCCCGCACAGATCATCAATGCAGCCGCTGCCGATCCGCTCGACATATCCGAATTTGCGCACAGCTATTGTGTGGCCGGCATCGACCTGTCCCAGACGCGAGATCTGACCGCTGCCGTGGTCGTGATCGAGAAAGAAGGCGAGCTGTACGTGTTTGCTAAGTTTTTCCTGCCGGCTGAGCGGATAGATGAAGCCACACAACGGGACGGCCTGCCTTATACCGCATACATCCAGCGCGGCCTGCTACAGCCGTCAGGTGATAACTTCGTGGATTACCATGATTGTTATAACTGGATCACCGGCCTTGTGGAACAATACGAAATCCTGCCGCTGATGGTCGGATATGACAGATATTCGGCACAATATCTTGTGCAGGATCTAGAACAGTACGGCTTCCGTACGGATGATATATATCAGGGTGAAAACCTGTACGGAGTCATGCAGGAAACGCAGGGCCTGCTGGAAGACGGAAAAATACACATCGGGGACAATGACCTGCTGAAGGTGCACCTGCTTAACAGCGCCGTAAAAATGAGCACAGAGCGAGGCAGGGGCAAGCTCGTGAAGCTGTCGCCCAATGATCATATAGATGGCTGTGCGGCATTGCTCGATGCAATGTGCGTGCGGCAGAAATGGTATGCAGAGATCGGCGAACAGCTAAGGAATGAGGGTTAATATATGTCACTGTTTGATTTTATTTTCAAGAACCGGCCCAAGCCTGCCGGGAAATATGAAGGCGTGTTCAAGCTGCTGAACGGTTACACGCCGCATTTTTCGAATTATGGCGGCAGTATTTACGAATCGGAGCTGATTCGGTCGGTGATCCACGCCAAAGCTACCCACATCAGCAAGCTGAGGGTTGAAATGCAGGGATCGGCAAAACCGGCGCTGCAGAACAAAATGCGGCACGGTCCGAACCAGTTCCAGACGTGGAGCCAGTTCCTGTACCGGCTCAGCACCATACTGGACATACACAACACGGCTTTTCTGTGTCCTGTGTACGATCAGTACGGTGAGCCTTCCGGGATATACACGCCGCTGCCGAATCGGTGCGAGATCGTCCAGTACAATGACGTGCCATATCTTCGGTATGAGTTTTCGGACGGCAGCAGGGCGGCAATTGAACTTGCCAACTGCGGCATCATGACCACGCATCAGTACCGTGATGATTTTTTTGGGGAAAGCAATCACGCGCTGTATCCTACGCTTGATTTGATCCACGTCCAAAATCAGGGCATCCAGGAAGGCGTCAAGAGCGCCGCGTCCTACAGGTTTATGGCAAGGGTGAACAATTTCACCAAGGCGGAAGATCTGAAGAAAGAGCGGCAGCGGTTCACGGAAGAAAACTTTGCGCGGGAAAATGATCCATACGGCATCCTGTTGTTTCCGAATACCTACGCAGATATTCAACAGGTTAAAGCGCAGCCGTGGGTGGTCGATTCTGAACAGATGAAGCTTATCAGGGCCGGCGTCTTTGAGTACTTCACCATGAACGAGGATATATTGCAGGGCAAGGCTTACGGCGACAAGTGGACAGCCTACTATGAATCAGTGATCGAGCCGTTTGCGATCCAGTTTTCTGAGGTCGGCACACGGATGTTTTTCACACTACGGGAACAGACCAATGGCAACAGAATCATGGCAACTGCCAACCGGCTGCAGTATCTGAGCAACGCGGAGAAGCTGAACGTGTCCAGCCAGATGCTTGACCGGGGCATAATGAGCATAAACGACATCCGGGAAATCTGGAACTTGCCGCCGGTTGATGGCGGAGACGTGCGGATCATCCGCGGGGAATATTGGAACGCAGACGAAAAAGTAACGGAGGAACAGACAAATGCCAGTACCTAAGAGCATTACAGAAAAGCTGGGAGAAGGAAGACAGTACCGGAGCATTGACATATCTGGATTTGAGCGCCGGGCGGAAGGGGATCAGGAGCGGATCGTATCAGGATACGCCACCACATTTAACGATCCTTATGAACTATACCGATGGGCCTATGACGGGCATGTGTATATCGTCATGGAGCAGGTTGATGCCGGGGCGTTCGATGATGCTGACATGTCCGATGTGATTATGCAGTATGACCATGAAGGCCGTGTATTTGCCCGGACATCAAACAAGACGCTGGAGCTTGAGACCGATAAGCGGGGCCTGCGTATGACGGCAGACCTTGGCGGCACAGAGATCGGCAGGGAACTGTTCGAGGAAATCGAAGGTGGATACACTACTAAGATGTCGTTCGGCTTCAGGGTAGCGGAAGATAAACGCGAGGAGACCGTTGAGCGCAACGAGGAGACGGGCACCACCGTAACGACCATCCTGCGGACAATCACAAAAATATCAAAGCTGTACGATGTTAGCGCCGTGAGCCTGCCGGCAAACGACGCTACTTCTATATCTGCGCGGAATTTCGGCAAGGGAGTCATTGACGAAATCATGGAGGAGTACCAGAAGCGCGAGGCAACTAAGAAACGTATCAGAATACTTACGGAGGTTTGAAAAATGGATTTTTCCAAAATGACTATTGAACAGTTGGAGGCCAGAAGGGCCGCAATCGTAACTGAGATGGACGCCGACGGCGCCGATCTGGACGCACTGGAGAAAGAGGCCAGAGGCATCAAAGAAGAGCTTGAGAAGCGCAAAGCCGCCGAACAGCAGAAGGCGAATATCCGCAGCGCTGTCGCTGCAGGCGCCGGCACGGTGATTACATCCGCACCGCAGGCAGAGCCGCATCGCACCACACTCGACGAAATCAGAGGGTCAAAAGAATACGAAGAAGCTTATAAGAACTACATCATCCGGGAAGACGACACAGAGTGCCGCGCCCTGCTGAGCGAGAACGCTACAAACGGCGTTGTTCCGGTGCCGATCATTGTTGATTCTATCGTGCGTACCGCATGGGAGCGCAATGAAATTCTGAGCCGCGTCAGCCGCACGGAGTTCCGCGGAAACTTCAAGGCATATTTTGAGCTGTCTGCTGATGGTGCTTACGAGCACGCAGAGGGAACAACCGCACCGACAGAAGAGGCTCTGACGCTTGGTGTGGTTACCATGATCCCGAAGAATATCAAGAAATGGATCACCATTTCCGACGAGGCTGCAGCAATGGGCGGAGAAGAGTTCCTTCGCTACATCTACGATGAAATCACATATCAGGTTGCAAAGAAGCTTGCGGCCCTGTGCATCGGAGATGTAACAGGTGCCAGCGCTTCGAGCAGCTCCAGCGCAATCGGTGTGCCGAAAATCACGGAAGCGCCTGCTGTTACCACAATTCCGACAGCGGCGGCTAACCTGTCTGAGGAAGCTGCAAACATCTGTGTTGTTATGAATCGTCTGACAGAGGTCGAGTTCCTTTCCGCATT